CTTAGGCACATTGTTCTCAACTTCTGCAAGAGCCTCATCAAGAAGAGATTGCTCACATGCTATAACCTGTATATCAGGCTCTTTCTCCTTTGATACTGCTGCTATAAAGAATGGTAGTTTTTTCCCTGTATTAATCTCAACAATCTTCTGATAAACAGCTCCCTGTATGTAATATCCCCATTCATGCAGAAAATTCATATTACCTACATCAGCATGATAGAATGTCTTAGTTATACTCTGACATGTTTTAAGGTCCACAATACACTTATCCTTGATATAGCTGTCAATCTTAATTTTCCATTTAGCACCAAACATATCAGCAGTCATTATTACCTGCTTTTCTCCGCTCATATATGCCATAAATAACTCATCTCGTTCACATCTGTTAATCATATCATTTGCCTTAATATATTTAGCCATAAGTGAACCGTCTTTCTTAAACATACATGGATGCTGTGCCTTGAATACATCAAGCGTTCCCTCAAAATGTGCATCAACATAAGAACCAACCATAAGAGCATCTGAATCTTCCATATTCTCAACCCATTCTTCATTGAGTTTAGCCATTGCATAGGCTTCACAACCAGGGCGACCAAGCGAGCCGATAAAATTTTTATACTGAGATACACTTAAGTATTCTCTGTCCGCATCTGTACTGTAATAATTTTCACTTGTCAATATCATTCTGCAGCACCTCCCATAGGATTAGGAACTTCCTCTTCTACTGGGAAATAATCTTCCGCTTTAGCCTGTCCATCCTTAAGGGCTTTATATACTCCTTTTAGGTTAATAAATTCATCTTCTCCGAAATCCGCACAATTACGTTCCGCATACTTTTCTATCTGTTCTCTTGTAACTTTGAATTCAACTTTAAATGCATTAATAAGCTTGGTTACTCTTTCATTAATAGGCTCCTTGCCTATTCCTTTTCTAACAGTTTCTTTACACTCTCCAACAGCCATATCAACAACATCTCCTGGTATAACTCCAAGAATGCAGGCTCTCATTCGTCTTGCACCAAAATTAGCTGTTGCCTCATAAATATCTCTGCTGTCTGTAAGCTGATATGTACCCTTACTAGTGTCTCTCTTATGCTCTACTGTAAATATCTTGGTAACTCTTGTATTTGATTCTAGATCCCAGGCATAAGCCATCATCTCTGAAGAACCATTCTTCTGTTCAAGTTCAATAACTCCGTAATCAATATTACCCCAGTTCTGAGCAAGAGCTTCTGCAAGCCTTATAGATGGTCCCATAACAGTCTGTCCGCCTCTTGGATAAGAATATATAGCCTGCTCTGCTAAAGTTGCTCTCTGGCATGTTCTCTTGATTCTCTCCATTGCATCATATTCATCTCTTGGGAACTTCTTAGCCATTACTATTGCTCCCTGAACTTCCTGTGCCTGTCTGCTTATCATCATCTCTGTCTGTGATGTTTTAGGAACAGCCATCTGCTGTCCCATCGGTATCATACTGTCCATTAATTAACCCTCCTATAATTCTGTAACTATTAAATCTGTATCATCTGTTGTTCTTGTTGCTATAAACTGCAGTCCCTTGTCCTTGCATTTCTTATAAAGCTGATTTCTAAGTGTTGTAGAAAGCTTCTCTACACCATCTATAAGCAGGAGCTGTATTCCATTCGGCCTCTGCAAAGCTACATCAATGCATAAATCCAGCTTTTCACCCTCTGATAAATTACTGATTGGAAGTCCGTTAATAAGAGGTATTCCGTTTTCAACTGAAAGTCCTTCAATTGGTATACTGCATTCCTCCAGTATTTCACCCGGTAATGTTCGTGCTTTTTCAATCTTATCTGTTAAAATCTGTGACTGCTCTGCCAACTCATCTACCTGATCCTGAAGCGTTACCATTCTGTCATACTCATTAATGTGGGCTTTCATATCTTCAATAGCCTGTGCCTGTTTACTAAGTTCAGATGTATCTCTTATATCTCTATCAACATACTCATTGTACTCAGCACATTGTGCGTTATATTCAGCAACGGAAGCTTCATAAGTTTTATCTGCTATAGCAAGCTTGTCTGCCTTCTTAGATGCAAGATTGCTCTGTTCCTGCCTTAAACTTACGATCTGTCCTTCAAGTCTTGTAATATCCTCTGTTATCTGCTTATCACGAGAACTGAACTCTCTTTCAATAGCAGCTTTTTCAATCTCTCTATCTGCCTCAAACTTACGGATTTTATTGTTCTTGTTCTCAATTACCTGCTTGGCACGCTCCACAAGCTGATTATCACGCTGAATACTTTCTATCTGTCTATAGATATCTCCAGCAGATGCATTTCTCCACTTCTCAGCGTCATAACCTTCTGGAAGTGTCCTGCCTATATCTTCTATAAACGCTATCTTATTTCTTCTGTCTCTGTCTATATTCCTTCTGTTCTGGTAATACTCTCCATTTTCACTCTGAATGTCATTAAGAACTGCAAGAATATTCTGGTCATAATTAACCCATGCCGGTATCTCTCCAAACCACTGCTTAATAGTGCTCATATCCCAGTCATACTGAATCATATCCAAAATGATTGCATTCTGCTGTTTCTTATCCATAGCCATAAACTCTATTGGATTAAGCTGCAAAGGGGTAAATATCTCCTTAAGAAAAGCTTCTGGGCTTCCTATTTCACTCCCGTTCTGCTTTATAGATTTGTAATCCGCTCTATTAATGCGGCTCTTTCTATCAATAGATAATCCGCTATCCGTCTCAATAAGAATTTCTCCTTCAACAGCTCCGCGTCTTACAATTACATCTCTCCCAGATTTATTAGTTAATGCATATCTGATAGCATCAAGTACTGATGATTTACCTACACCATTTGAGCCTGAAAGCTCTATGCTTTCACCATTCATGTTAAATTCCCTGATACCCAGTATGTCTCGAATCTGAATCTTTGTTGTTCTCATTATTTCCTCCAAAATTAAATACCATTTGCCCGTTTCGGGACTCCTTAAAATTACCCATATACTGTCTGCGTCTTTCTTCCTCCTTATCCTGGCAATCGCATTTTTCTCCAGGGTCTAAAAGAGCGCCACAGTAACTACATTCATAATTCCACATTGCTTTTTAATCCAAAATGGTCTACACTATCATTGAGTTATTATCTGAGTTGCGGTGTTGCCTCACTGCAGCTCTTTTTATATAGTTGGAAGTCTGTATGTACCTTCCGGCACAAAGCTGAATATCTCCAACAATCTCAACCTTGTGTACCATCTGGCAGCCAGCTCCGTATTACCATTCCTAAGATTCTCATTAATTCTCTTGTTGTACGAAATTATCAAACCTACTCGTCGCATATTATTTTCCTTTCCTAAATTACAATATCCTTTGGTTCATTCGGATTCGTTAAATCCTTTCCCTCATTATCCCTGAAGAATCTTTCAAGCTCTGACTTTCTTATTCTTGTATGAGGGATTTTAAGCACCCTTATCTGATTTGCGTTGATAAGTGTATAAACATACTGTTTAGAAGCTCGCATGATTGTTGCCACTTCCTCCACTGTATACACCATATCCTCCGGCTCTCTCTTTATTGTTGCTATCTTCATAAGCCTGCTCCTTTCCTTAATCTATTTCCTCTTAGGTTCATGGCATAATACCAATATTGTTATGCAGATAATTGCTGTTATCGCTACTGCTGTATAATTCACGCTCTCACCTCCTCGAATAGATAATCACTTGAATAAATGCTCTTTTGCTCCTATACTTTAATTACAGGCTATTGCCGTAGCCGAGTAATCAAGAAAGGAGATTTAACTATGCCTAAAGTCGATTTGACTGTTACAATTTCTGTTATTATTGCCATATGTGCTATCATTTCCCCTATTATCACTACTCTCTTAAATAATCATCACCTTTATAAAATGCGTAAATTAGATGATGCCGCACAGATCCGAAAAGACTCTTACTTTTATAAACGCGGTATATATGAAGACTACTTGCGTTATACAAGCCAATGCTTAACCAATCCATCAGCAACAACATTGAATGAATATGGTAAAACCTATGCTCTTGCCCTTATCTATTTTCCTGATGAATTACAAGAACAACTTATTGCTATAAACGAAACCATCAACAATCATAGATGGAATGATGCACTATCTAATCTCAATGAAATTGCACCTGTAATCCGTAAACAAATACAAAAAATGTAATACATACACATATCAATACAGTCCATACAACATAGATGAGATATCCTTTGTTGTCGGGCTGTATTTTTCTCATTACCAAAATACATATACCAGCTAATACATATAAAATTATCAGTGGTATCCACGCACTCACACTCTCACCTCCTTGTATGTTACTTGCTTGAAATAATGTCACGTAATGTGACATTGCTAATCAAAAAAAATAGACTGTACAGTCTTTTCATAGTATTGAGCTAATTTAACCTTTACTGAATCTCTCGGTATTCTCTCGCCACATTCATACATTGATAATGCCGAATCACTTATGCCTACTGCATTTGCCACTTCAGACTGTGACTTAGTTCCACGCAACTTAACTAATCGGCTACCAATCTTTTTAGCATTCAAACTATCACTCCTTTCGTGCCACGTTCTGTGGCTTAACCATAATATATCACTTGTCACAAATCGTGTCAACACATTTTGTGGAATTTTTTCTTGATTTTTCCACAAAACGTGTTATTATTAAATTATACAAGACAGAAGGAGTTGAAACAGATGGGTGATTTTCCTAATATATTCAAAAGAATAAGAGAGCAAAGTGGTTTAACGCAACAGCAAATGGCTGATAAACTCGGTATATCTCGTAGTGCCGTCGGAATGTACGAAAAAGGGGAAAGAGAACCCAACTTTGAAACTCTTGAATTAATAGCAGATACTTTTAATGTAGATATGAATTATCTTCTTGGTAAAAAACCAACTACAGAGGTCATACCTGATAATTACTACCTTAATGATGACGCCAGAGAAATGGCCCAATTCATGTATGAGAACCCTGACTATAAAGTTCTCTTTGATGCATCACGCAAGGTGAGCAAAGAAGATATCGAAATGGTTAAAGCCATTATAGATAAATTTGGCAAGCAAGGATAAGTCCTTTTTATTACCCTCTTTGCCTGCTAAAATATTACAAAAAAGAACAAGTAGAGGATTGATGCAATATGATATGTAATGAGGACATCCACGTTGTAGAAATTAACCTTCCTAACAGAGTTAAGGGTTATACAATGGCTTTATTGGACGGAACATTCTGTGTTGTACTAAATTCTAACTTATCATTTGAGCAAAGATTAGAAACATACAACCACGAACTAAAACATATTTCCTATGGCGACTTCGGCAATGGAAATAACAACATTGATGCATTAGAAATAAATGCACATAAAGAATAAGGGGGATATTTACTATGGAAATATCAAAGGAAGATTTAAAACAACTAAAGAAAGATTACAATTTTATGTCTAATGTATTTTACATAACTGTACAATACATAAATGGAACAGCAGGATTTCCAAAAGGAAGTTGTAACATTGCACTTTTTGATGCTGGATTACTTCTTGATTGGATAGGAAGGGAAAAATTCATTTATAAACCGCATGAAATAACTAATGTATTTTTAGCAAATCCTTATATTGTAATAGAATTTAATGACAATAGTTTCTGGGTTTTATCTGCATCTGATAAAAAACTAAAAAAAATATATGATGGACTAATATGTATTGGTATTAATTCTAATATAAAAGATGTGCATCAATTTTTACAGAAAAATCTAATTACTGATTCCAATGATAATGATTTATCTAATAAAATAAAAATCTGTAATAATTGTGGTGATAAGTTGCTAGTAAAAGCTGTAAAATGCCCTTATTGTGGAAAAAAGGATACAGGATTTTATATTGTAGATAAAAATGATACTAAAAAAATAAATACAATAATAGGAAATGTTCCACATCCTAAAAATGGCACTTCTATTTGGAATACAAAGGATACCCCTATTACCAAAAAAGGACAGATTAAAGAAAAGGTTAAAGAAAATAAAGCTAATGGTATTGCATGTTGTCCCAAATGTGGAAGCACAAGTATAAGCTATTCTACCCAAAAATTAAGTGTTGGAAGAGCTATTATTGGCGGTGCAGCGTTTGGAGGTGCCGGAGCTGTTTTAGGTGGCCTTTCAAGTAAAAAAGGTGTTGTTAAATGTTTGAATTGCGGACATAGCTGGAAAATATAATAAATGTTGGAGATATTGATAAAGTTGATATGTGCGGCAAATGTCTTATAGTTTCACCACCATAAAAAACCAATAAAAGCCCCTGTGCTACCAACACAAGAGCTTTTACCACGATACTTACATAAGCAGTGCCTATGATATAATACCGCCCTGAACAAGCCATATTATATCATTCTGAACACCGCTTTTGCAAGTAGGTGTATTTTTTACACACATTTTTACTGTTGCACCAGTGCAACTTCCCCAAAAACAGAAAGGAATGATTAATATGAAAAAGAAAATATCTAAGGTCCTTACATATAAGCGTGGCAATCTATGGGCCTATCGTTTCGAATCTGCCCCTGTAGATAGCAAAAGGAAGTGGATTACCAAGAGCGGATTTAAGAACCAATCTGAGGCATATGAAGCCGGTATGGTCGCATACACACAATATAAACAGACTGGCAAGAGCTTCACTCCATCTAATATCTCTGTATCTGATTACATGGATTACTGGATTGATAATTATTGCAAGGTCAATCTTAAAGCTAATACGGCATCAACTTACAAAAAGAAAATTGATTTATATATAAAGCCGGCTATTGGTTCATATTATCTTAAAGACATAGAGCCAAGTATTCTCCAGGAGCTTATAAATAATCTTTTTAATACCGGAATGTCGCGAAACTCTCTCGGCAATGTTAAGGGCATTCTTACCAAGTCATTTGCCTACGCAAAGACTACTGCAAGATTTATTAATGATGACCCTTCTGCAACTATTTCTCTTCCGCTTCCAAGAGCAAAGGCAGAGGTTAAAACCAAAAAGAAAGTAAGAGTCGTATGGACTAATGAACAGCTTGATACTGTCTTTAAAACATTTGCACAAGGACATATATATCATATGCCACTTCTTCTCGCTTATAGGTGCGGCATGCGTCTGGGTGAGATATTTGGTCTTATGTGGGATGATATAGACTTTGATAATGGAATATTAAGCATTAACAGACAGGTACAGAATCATGATGATAAATGGTATCTGGAAAACCCTAAATATGATTCATTTCGTACCATAGAACTTGATGATACAACGCTTTCAGAACTTAAAAGGATGTACGAACATGAAAAGGAATGTGAACAGTACTATAATGAATATTACAATTATATCTACTGTGAGACACTTGAAGATGACTCTAAGAGACTTACTTATGAGCCGGCTGGCGAATCAATGCATATGGTGCTTGTAAGAGATGATGGCTCATGGATTCAGCCAAGAACCATGATGCACTGTTTTAATGTTATTCATCACAAGCTTGGCTTCACTGAGCTTGATTTCCATTCTCTCAGGCATACACACGCTTCTAATTTACTTGCCAAGGGAGCTGATGTTAAATATGTACAAGAGCGTCTGGGACATAAAAATGTAGCAACCACTCTTGATATATACGCCCATGTCACAGAAACCATGCGTGAGTGCAACAAGGACATATTAAATACACTATAATAAAAAGGCATCTGTACACACATCTCATTGTACACATTAAATCCTAATGTGTACAAAATGTGTACAAATGCCTTTTTTCAATGTGTACACATTAAAATTGTACACATATCAAAATCGTAAAACTTAGAACTTGCCGTTGTCAGCTGCTTCCTGAATCGCAACTGCAACTGCTACTGTAGCACCAACCATTGGGTTATTACCCATGCCGATAAGTCCCATCATCTCAACATGAGCAGGAACTGAAGAAGAACCAGCGAACTGAGCATCTGAGTGCATACGTCCCATAGTATCTGTCATACCATAAGAAGCAGGACCTGCTGCCATGTTATCTGGATGAAGTGTACGACCTGTACCACCGCCTGAAGCAACTGAGAAATACTTCTTGCCTGCTTCAAGTCTTTCCTTCTTATATGTACCTGCAACTGGATGCTGGAATCTTGTAGGGTTTGTTGAGTTACCTGTGATAGAGATATCAACATTTTCTTTCCACATGATAGCAACACCTTCTGTTACATCATTAGCACCGTAGCAGTTTACCTTTGAACGAAGACCATCTGAGTAAGCAATTCTTTCGATTTCCTTAACTTCACCTGTCTTGTAATCCATCTCTGTCTCAACGAATGTAAATCCGTTAATTCTTGAGATAATCTTAGCTGCATCTTTACCAAGACCATTTAAGATAACTCTTAATGGTTTTTTACGTACCTTGTTAGCCTTTTCTGCGATACCGATAGCACCCTCAGCAGCTGCGAATGACTCATGACCTGCAAGGAATGCGAAGCATTCTGTATCTTCCTCAAGAAGCATCTTACCAAGGTTACCATGACCTAAACCAACCTTACGCTGATCAGCAACTGAACCTGGAATACAGAAAGCCTGAAGACCTTCACCAAGAGCTGCAGCGGCTTCTGAAGCCTTTCTTGCACCCTTCTTGATTGCGATTGCAGCACCTACAGTATAAGCCCAGCAAGCGTTCTCAAAACAGATTGGCTGAATTCCCTTTACCATGTTATATACGTCTAATCCAGCATCCTTTGTAATCTTCTCTGCTTCTTCGATTGAAGAAATGCCATAGCTGTTTAATACTGAATTAATTTTATCTATTCTTCTTTCATATGATTCAAATAAAGCCATTGTCGTATCTCCTCCTTACTTTACTTCTTCGTCTGTTCTTGGATCGATAATCTTAACAGCATCAGCAACTCTGCCGTACTGTCCACAAGCCTTTTCATAAGCTGTGTTAGCATCGTCACCCTTCTTGATGAAATCTGTCATCTTACCAAGGTTTACAAACTTGTAACCAATAATCTGGTTATCCTTGTCAAGAGCGATACCTGTTACATAACCTTCTGCCATCTCAAGATAACGAGGACCTTTTGCAAGTGTACCATACATAGTACAAAACTGTGACCGAAG